ATGATTATCGGTCTAACAGGTTACGCTAGGAGCGGTAAAGACTCAGTAGCAAAAGTTCTTGTAGATCACTACGGGTTTATCCGTTTGGCATTTGCCGACCCTATTCGTGAATTATTATTAAAGATGAATCCTATTCTTGAAGATGGTCATCGTTTAAACGAAGTAGTTGTTCAGTTTGGTTGGGAGATTGCTAAATCTAGGACAGAGGTTCGTCGCCTGCTTCAAACCCTAGGGGTTGGGGCGCGTAATATTTTTGGTGATAACCATTGGATAGTAGAAGCTTTTAAAAATATAGACCCAACTAAAAACTATGTGGTTACCGATGTTAGGTTTTCTAATGAGGCTGATTGGGTAAAAGACATTTATAATGGCCAAATCTGGCGTATAAAGCGCCCAGGAGTAGACGCCATTAATACTCACGTGTCTGAATCAGAAATGGACTCTTATAAGGTAGACCAGATATTTCATAATAGCGGTTCTATAGAAGACCTTGAGGCAATGGTTAAAAAACGTATGGTAGGTTTGCTTGTATGACCTTTACGGGGACTCTTCTTCCTTATCAACCTGAGGCGGTAGATCGTATGTGCGATCACCATAGGATGTTAGTTGCTTACGATCTTGGGCTTGGTAAAACAGTTCTTACTATTGCAGCTATCGAGCGATTAATGGATGAACAGAAAATTAGTGAACCTGGACTTATAATTTGTTTATCTTCATTGAAATATCAATGGGCTAATCAGATTGAGAAATTTACAAATGGTACTTCACGCGCTTTGGTCATTGATGGAGGCAAAGCTAAAAGAACAGAACAATATGAAGATGCACTCTCGTGGAGAACTACGGGGTTTGACTACATCGTCCTCAACTATGAGCAGGTCGTTAACGATTGGGATTACGTCAAACAACTCCCTAGAGGATTTGTTGTACTTGATGAAGCAACAGCAATAAAATCTTTTAAATCTCAAAGGTCTAAAGCAGTAAAGAAGTTAAGTAATGCCCCCTTTAGGTTTGCTTTAACAGGCACCCCTATTGAAAACGGAAAACCAGAAGAACTTTATTCCATCATGGAGTTTGTTGACCGTAAAGTTTTAGGTAGGTTTGATATTTTTGATTCAACTTTTATTATTAGAAACAGTTGGGGTGGGGTCTTAGGTTATAGAAACCTACCCGTACTGCACACAAAGATGAAAGAAAGTTCTGTTCGTAAAGCACAAAAAGATCCAGATGTTGCCCCTTACTTACCAGAATCTATTCATAAAGATCCAGTTAAAATTGTATTGGATAGAAAAGCCTCTAAATTATATTTTCGTATTGTTGAAGAGTTGTTGCAAGAGTTAGAAGACGCACAAAAACTTTTTGGTTCCTCTTTTAATCTTATGGCTCATTACGGGTTTGATGTTAAAAAGGGTGGCCCAGAAGATGAGATCCGCGGTCGTATTATGTCCAAGGTCGGTTGTTTAAAAATGTTATGTTCCCACCCAGAACTACTTCGCATTAGTGCCCAGAAGTTTTCCGCATTAGAAAAGAATGTTGTGTTTGAGGATGAACTTGAGGATGGTACTACAATTAGTCTTAGTGAAATGATTCCCACATTAGGCACTAAGGGGGGTTCTTTATACGCTTATGGTCTTGTTGATAGTGGCGCCCTTGACGGCATTAATGACTCCCCTAAGTTAGAGTACCTCGTGCAGTACGTTAAAGACTTCTTGGAACAAGATGACGCAAACAAAGTAGTTATATTTGCCACTTACGTAAATATGTTAGATATGATCGCTCAACGTCTTGGACCTGACATGTGCAGACTTTATTCCGGAAAATTAAACGCTAAAACTAAGGAAGAAAATAAAATTGCTTTCAACACTAATCCTGATATTCGTGTTCTTATTAGTAGTGATGCTGGCGGTTACGGTGTTGATCTCCCAGCTGCTAATTTATTGGTTAACTACGACCTCCCCTGGAGTAGTGGGGGCGCGGTTCAAAGGAATGGTCGTATCAAGAGAGCTTCGTCGACATGGGGAACCATCGTTATACAAGATATGATAATTAGTGGTTCTATAGAAGAAAGACAATGGGAATCTCTTCAACATAAGAATGCGGTGGCTAGCGCGGTCATTGACGGGGAAGGCATAGACAAAGAAGGCGGTATTCCTATGACTATTGGTACTTTAAAGCAATTTTTGGAACTTTCTAGCGTATAAAGTCAACTTTTTATACCGTTGTGTGTGCCATACTCTAATACCATACTACTGTCTAGGTACCGCAGTGATTCTTTCTATTGTATTATCGTACATACACTTGTTTTACTATGATTTGAGGTACCTAAAATTCCTAACGCGCCCAAAACACCCACGCGTACCATTCGCGTAGCCGATGACCTTTGGCTCGCTGTTCAGAAAAAAGCCGCTTCTGAAGGGGTTACCGTAACAAGCGTAGTAATTAAAGCACTTGATAACTATGTTGGGGTTGACAACTAACTAACTCAGTATTAAGTTCTTCTTGTGGATATAAACGAGATAAAGAAAACTGTACGCCAATACCTTTCCTTAAAGGGGGAGTTGGAACTTTTAAGTAAACGGCAACTTGAATTAAAATCAAGGCTTACTTCTGCTCTTGAGGCTAATGGGGAAACCGATGCCAAAGGGCATATACATTTAAACGTTGAAGATGAAATTTCAGGGGAAGTTACATTAACAAAACAACGCAAAGTATCTAAAAACTTAGACATGAGCGTTGCAGAAACACTTCTTGAAACTCGCGGGATTAAAGATAAATGTATTAAGTTGGTTCCCACTTTAGATGAGTCCGCTATTATGGCAGCATTTTATGAAGGAAGTCTTACTGAGGCTGATATTGATGTCATGTTTCCAGCAAAAGTTACTTACGCGTTTTTGGTGGGTGTTAAATGAAAGATATTCAAGCTTGTTACTGGTGCGGGGGCGCAGGATTGTTACTTTCAGATGAAGTTTGCCCATGTACACAAGGTACCTGTGAATGTAGGTACTGTAAGTAAATGAGTGAAGATCTTATTGAATCAATGTTTAGTGACGTTGACCAATACTACCCAGGTAGTAAACGTAAGCGCAAAACTTTAATTATTAAAGAATTAAGTGTTGAGCCAGATATGGCTTGGGATAAGAATCCATATAAAAAAATATTACCTAACGGTAGAGAGATTGAAATGTTTACCATCGGCGCCCTAGCTGACGCTTTAGGTAGGCCAGTTATAACAATACGTGACTGGATAAAAAAAGGATATATTCCAGCATCACCCTATAGACTTCCCTCTAAAAAAGATATTAGAGGGGAAGAACGCCAAGGCCGTAGGCTTTATTCACGAGCCATGGTAGAGGCACTGATTGAACTATTCCATAAGACTGGTGTTTTACACACTAATCCTATAGAGTGGTCCAACTATCGGAAACTTAGTAATGAGATTTCCGAGGTATGGGCTAAAATCCGTGCAGAAGAAACTAAATAAAACCAAATCAAAATAAATCAAATAACCTCACAATAACCTCAAGCTAAAGGAAAATAAAATGGCAATAAACCGAGTAGAAAACTATGTACCTGAAACTGATACGTTTGCAACGTCTGCTATTGATAGCCGACCAACTGGCTCTTCAACATTAACACTTTCTTCCGACACCTCCGGTTGGGTTCAACCAAAGGAGTTTAAGCAGAGTACTACTGTTTATGATAAAGAGTTCAAGCCTACTGAAAATTCATTTCAAATCATTAAGTTCTTTGGCGCAGGACCATTTTGCCGATACAAAGAGCATTATATTAAAGAAAAAACAGTGGGTAAGCGTTCTTTTATTTGCCCTACTTCTATTGACTCTTCCACAAAGTGTCCTATTTGCGCCACTAATGTCGGTAAACTACCTGATGATCAGAATATTCCTTCTGAGAAGTACGCGTTTACTGTATTAAATCTTAGTTGGCCTGAGGGTCCTAAGCGTCAACAGTGGATTGTTGGCGGTCAAATTTACAAAATTCTTTATCCTTTAGAGCACAGCCCACAAGGTCCACTATCACGCAACTATTGGGCGGTTAATCGCACAGGTCCTGCTGGATTGCAGGCTAAGTACACAGTGCAGGCTGTTAAAGGCCGTGATCTTGCTGAAGATTGGCAACTTGACGAAGCATTGGCTGAAAAAGCAGTTTCAGAGGTTGTTCCATTTACTGGACAAGACATACTTATGCCTACTAATGAGCAACTTATCGAAGCAGCCTCATACCTTTAATCTGTTTCGTTAAAAAATGGGGGGTTATTAAATACCCCCCATTTTTACTAAGGAGTTGTTATGAATATTATTACCACAGAAGAGCAACTTAATGAGATGGTTGCTTATTATCTTACTCAAGATGCCTTTGCTTACGATGTAGAAACTGTGGGGGATCATCGTGTAATTCCTGCTGTAAACGAAGTATCTTGGATAAGTTTTGCTACCCACGGTAGAGGTGATGTTATACCTTTAGGCCACCCTAACGGTGACTTTATTTCTGAAACATTTCCTTTAACAGGTCAAGGGGAAAAGAGAGTGCTTGCCGGACTCACCGCTAGACCAAGCGATCATTCCAGAGATAAAAAGAAAGCAATTAAAACTTTTTCAGAACCACCTGAGCAGTTATTTCCAGCGCAGGTCTTTAAGGCGTTAAAGCCATTGTTTTTTAATGAGAAGATATTAACTATTGGTCATAATTTAGTTTTTGATTTGTCATCTGTTGCTAAGTACTATGACGGCGTTGTACCAGATGGTCCTTATTTCGATACTTTAATGGCTTCATTTTTATACGATAATAAAAATAAGGGAAAATTAGGTCTTGACGATTGTCTTGAGCGCGAACTTGGGTTTAAAATGGTCAAAGGCATTGGTCATATGGTGGAGATATATTCCTTTAGCGATGTTGCTAAGTATGCTTATCTAGATGCCAAATATACATTTCTTCTTTGGAAAGTACTTGTTCCTAAACTTACTGCCGCTAATGTAAATACTGTAATGAATTTAGAGATGGATGTTCTTAGAGTCCTTTGCGATATGAAGTTGGCGGGGGCACCCATAGACACAATAGCTTTACAGAAACTTAATGATCATCTTGAAGTTGAGATTGAACACGCCAAATCTGAGGTATATCGCATAGCTGGACGTATATTTAATATGAACTCTAATAATGAGAAGCAGTATGTACTTTACGGTTCTAAAGAAGAAGGTTGTCGCGGTCTTAAAACACCTATTTTAACTGGACAGGGTGAAAAGACATTAGCAAATAAGGGAGAAGAAGCTTTAACTTATAAGGATTATTCAGTTTCTGCTGAGGCGTTAGAGCCTTTAAGAGATAAAGACGAATTGTGTGGCGCATTATTAGACTATGCAGATTTAAGTAAATTACAGAGTACTTATGTAATTCCCTACCTTGGTGGGTCGGTTACCAAGACTGTTAATGGAAAGTCTAAGGTAGAAGATCGAGCAAGTATGCTTATTAATGGAAAACTTTACGGTGACTTTATCCAATGGGGTGCTGAGACGGGTCGTTTTAGTTCCAGAAATCCAAACCTTCAGAATGTACCCGCACCTAATAAAAACCTTACACCAGAAAAAGATTACGGAACTCTTATTAGAAACTTATTCTGGGCACCCACCGGTTATAAATTAATTGTTGCAGATTACTCACAGATAGAACCTAGAGTTTTAGCGTCGATGTCTAATGACCCTATTCTTATGGAGACCTACACTACTATGGGGGTTAAAGGTGATATTTACACCACTATAGGTGAAACAATGGGGGTAGACCGAAAGGCCGGTAAAGTTTTAGTTTTAGCTATGATGTATGGTGTAGGCCCAGATAAGATCGCTACCCAAATTAACTGTAGCGTTAAAGATGCGCGTAAATTACTTACTGATTTTTCGGAGAAGTTCCCTAACGTGGAGGCGTATAAAACTAAAGTAATAGGGCTTGCTAAGAAACTTGGTTATATAACTACAATTATGAACCGTAGACGCTACCTACCCGATATTAACTCCCGTCAGGTGGGGTTTAGGGCTGGCGCGGAACGCCAAGCCTTTAACACGCGTATCCAAGGTTCTGCTGCAGATATTATTAAACTTGCTATGATTAGGGCTCACGATATGCTCCCCAAGGAGTCAAAGTTGATACTTACAGTACATGATGAACTTGTAACAATGACACCTGACCATTTAGTTGAAGAGAGCCGTAAAGCCATTCAAGAATCAATGGAGGGAATATCACTTTCTGAGATTAAAGTACCACTTATTGCAGACATTAAAATAGTGCAAAAGTGGGGTGAAGCTAAGTGAATTGGTTTAAGAAGTTTTTTAATAAAGATGCAGAGGAATATGTGGACGTACTTTCGGTACCGGTAACCACAATACTTCGTTGGTATCTTTAC